GTATTGGGTACCGCTCCTGATACTTGAGCTACTGCAATAGCAATTGCCACATTGGTTGCTGATGTAGCCCTGCCTTTAGCATCAAAAACGACTTGAGGAGTAACACTAGCGTTGCCGTAAGTGCCCGCAACAACACCGCTAGTATTTAAAGTTGGGTTTGGATAGCTACCCGTTAGATCTCCACCCGCTGTACCGCCTGGAGTGATCCCTGTAATGGTGACATTGGAAGCCGAAGTAATGCGACCTTTAGAATCTACCGCAATTTGTGGTGAAACCGTTGCGCTACCATAAGTTCCCGCAGCTACCCCAGAAGTGTTTAAAGTGGGACTAGGATATGTTCCTGTAAGGTCACCTCCAGCAGTTCCACCTGGAGTAGTTCCAGAAATAGTGACATTTGAGGCGCTACTTAGCCTTCCTTGAGCATCTACAGTAAACACCCCGTTAACGGTGGCATTTCCATAAGTACCCGCAGTTACCGAAGTATTGTTTAGGCTAATAGTGCCTGTGGTGGTAATTGGACCACCCGTTAAGCCTGTGCCTGTAGATACATTGGTAACCGATCCGTTACCTGTGCCTGGGGTGAATCCTAAAGCGGTAGTGACATCAGCACTAGAAAGGGTGACATTTCCTGTACGAGTATTAAAGGCAGTAACGCCAGAATTAGTTAAGGTGACATTGGCAGTTAATCTGCCACCGCCAGTAAGACCTGTCCCCGCAAGGACATAAACCGTATTAGGGGTTGCACCAACATCATTGGCTGTTAAAACAACTGTTCCTGTTTGTCCGTTAACAGATGTTACGGCATCAGTGTTATCTACTTTTTCCCAAACTGATCCGTCAAATACTGCCCAATCACCAACATTCCAAGAGGTAATGCCGTTTAAATTAGTGCTTCCTGCAACAGAAACAATATAGTAAAAACCCTTAGTTCCGACAGAGCTTTGTAAAAACGGAATGTTTGAGTTGGCATCCCAAGTGCTTTGGTATGTTAACGATCCCGCAAAGTTGCCAGAAACCTTGAGCATTACATTCCATCGCCAGGAACAATATACAAAGTTGCGCTATTGGCAGCAGTAATTGCTGTAAACCAAGCTCCTGGGTTAAATGTCAAAATTTCATCTGTATTGGGTAATACATACAAGGTAGTAGTGCTGTTACCTGCTCCAGCAGTAGGAATAACGCAGTTTGTCTGAGCCAAAGCCTGTGTCTGTGCATACGATAAAAAGCACCCTTGAGTTGTGGATGAGTTAATAATTCGGTATTGCATACTGCTACCTGAACTTGAGGTAGCTTGTATGGCACTTGGATAAGAAGTAGCAGCCGTTAAAACAACGGTGTTACCAGATGGTGTAAAAGCGTTGATTCCCATAACTACTCCTTATTGAACGGATGCTTCTTCTGGTGGTGGCACTTGTGGATCTGCTTGCTCTTTAATCTTGGCTAACAATGTCCAAGCACCTGTTTTGGTTGGCAATTCGCCTAAAGTTTGCAAAATGTAATTTACATCGTTAATTTCTAGTTCTAGCTTAATCATCATGCGCTCCAAGGTAATCCGCTTAACTGTACTGGATTCTGCTGTGATTCAATCTGAGCAGTAAGGCTTGCTTCTACTGTGTCCTTGCCTAATGCGTCTTGCACCCATCCAATGACTTCTTCTTTGGTCAAATCAGCGTAAGGGATATACGCTTTATCTTCTTGTGTGTAGCCTACTGTGCCGTAAGTTGAAGCGTTATAGTCACCATCCACAGCGTTTACTGTGTAATGAACAGTAACCACAAAACCGTCAGAAGTAAGTCTGTCCATCTGTACTACATTCCATGTAAACATTATTTAACTCCTAATTGTGTTTCTAATGCAGTTACTTTTGCGTTGAGTTCTTGAATTGCTTTGACTAAAGTTGGTATTAAAGTTTCGTGGTTAATGTTTTTATATTCAATACCATCTTGGCCAGCTTTAGTTAAACTTACACACTCAGGAAATACTGTTTCAAATTCTTGAGCAATAAAACCAGCAACATTTTTCTTATCTTGACCTTTTCCGTCTTTCCAATCAAACCTTCTAGGTTTTAATGCCATGATTGAATTAAGCCCAGTATCAATATCTTTAATGTTTTCTTTTAATCTTTGGTCAGAAATAGCAGAAATTACAATAGATGTTGCAAAAATAGTTCCACCATAACCAACATAAAAACGATAAGCAGCAGCACCTGTTGAATACATTTCTAAAGTTGTTGCTGCGTTTGTAGTTGCAGAGCCAACCATACTTAATTGCGGATATGTTGCAGACGGAATAACTTTAAATCCTATTCCTGATTGGCTGTTTGAAGTTGTAGAACCAACCAACAAATTACCACTAGAGTCAATACGCATCCGTTCTGCTACTGAACCGCCTGTTGCTGTGTAAAATGCCAACCTTCCTACAGCATTGGTTGTTGAAGAGCCATCAGTAAATACAATCATTCCACCTGCTAATTGACTGCCCGATGCTCCAGTTGTTTTACCAAAAAATTGAGCAACAGCAGAATCAGAATCAGTAGAATCTGTTTGACCCATAAAGATACCGCTACCACCACTTGTACCAACAGAAAGTAGTTTGTATGTGCCACCAATGTTTGTTGCATTAGGAGTAACACCAATACCTACATTACCACCACTAGGGTTTATTAAAAAGTCTTGGTATGCTGTTCCAACTTTAGTTGCTTGTATAAAACCTTTGTCTGTTGAAGTGTTGTAACCTAAGAAAACTCTTTGGTTTGAGTTAGTTGCTCCAACAACAGTAATTTGTGCTTTATCGTTTGTATAGCCAGTTTCATCTGCTGCAACAGATAACCTAGATACTGGACTACTAGTACCAATACCCACATTAGTTCCATTAACAGAAAATACAGAAGCGTTGCTAGTTGCGTTTCCAGTAGATGTAGAGTAAATAACAGCATTAGCAGCAAAGCCAGTCAAAATTGCTGTGGTATTTACAGTTCCGCTAGTAATAGTGACATTGTTTAATGTGACATTACCAAGGGTGGTAACAGTATTTCCTAGACCAACGGTGGTATTCCCAATGGTTACTGGCGTATTAAAGTCAGCATCTAGGTTAGTTAACGGTATGCTCGTTGTAGCATTACCAAAAATATACGGAACTCCAGCCATTTTAGAACCTCACTCTCAATTCATGTTCAAATTCAAATGTATTAACTACAAATCCAGCCGAATTGGAAGTTTGAGTTAATCCTAAATATTTACCCCATTGCTGGGCATCGCTCTTGTACAGTGAATAGCCTGTACCACCTATCCAAGATATTACTGTAGAACTGTTGTTTTTCCAAGGTATAGTGTTGCTAGAACTGTTGTACCAAGTGACATAATTGCCTAATGAATAAGGCGCACTAGAACCCTGTTCAGAATCCACCGTTACTAACAATTCAACTCCAGAAGTTACCGTTGCTTCAATAGCAAATTTTAATGCTTGCTTGGTGCGAATTGGATCGCTCATTGGATTTAATGCAGTTTGAATACGACTTGTAATTGGCGATGTTGCATCAGCGTATAGCTTATACAGTCCCCTATCTCTAACTCCGTACATAGAGATAATTCCACCTACTGGTACTGAAGTGGTGTACTTTAAGTTCTCTCCTTGATTGGTTAAGAACCATTTTTTTTCAAAGAAAACAGCTTGGATGTACCGATAAGACTTGGTAAATTGATCATCGTAGTACCTAAAATTAAAGGCAGCGCACAAAATATTGTTTAGTAAAACCTGACCAGCAGTAGTTTCTTCGGTCAAAAAATCAATATTTTCAAATATTCCATCCAAAGAATCGGACAATTTGCTAGTTGTAGAACCTACTAAAGCGTAAACGCCATAGTTGTTCATAAACAAAATGGATCGAAAGTAAGGAAAGATAGCATACGCTAACTTAGACCCTACCGATGCGCTCACATTAGTATTAGTAAATATAGTATTACCAGTAGAAGTAACCCTAACATCCGAAAACACATTGATGGAATCATCCCCAAAAATATACAAAAAGTTATTAGCAGAAATGATTTGCTGTATGTTTCCATGTAATGTTCCGTCTGTGATGATGAAATTACCCGCTGAAACGCTTGTAAAGTCCGTATAAGACCCCGCAGCACTGTAGTACACAGTACGCCCTTGGGCAATCCAAACACGACCTGAAAAGCTCGATATTCCAATATTTTTCTCGGTATTAACAAAAGCCTGTAAAACAGCTCCTGATCCACCTCCGCCAGATACCGTAGCGGTAATATTGGCAGAATTGGTGTAACCACTTCCTGGGTTAGTCATTACTACATTAGTAATGGTATTCCCGAATACGATTGGCGTTCCTTGCGCTCCAGATCCTCCACCGCCACTAATTGTGACAATGGTATTGGCAGCATTGGTATATCCGCTACCGCCTGAAATCACATTGACATAAGCTGTGCCAGTAGCAAAAGTAGAGATACCCGCAACGGCAGTAGCTCCTGATCCGCCACCACCACTGAAAGTTACAGTCAAGTTTGCTGAATTAGTATAGCCAGAACCACCGTTAACAAGGCTGACATAAGACACGCTATTGCCACCAGTAACTAAGGTAGCTGTAGCATTGGCTTGTTGACCTCCAGTCTGGTCAGGTCCTGAAATAACTACGGTAGGAGCTGATGTGTAGGCTGAACCTGCGTTGGTAATTCCAATTTCGCCTACAGAACCAATAGTAATAACAGAGTTGCCATCCCAAGCAAAATATCCTTTATTAGGGTCCAGGATCAACATTTGACTGTTGTACCATTGAGTAGCGTTTATTCCAATATTAGAAAAAGTACCCGCAACGGCTACATTACCTTTAGTTTGATTTCTAATGTCAAAATATTCAGCAGATCCATTTTCTAAAAAAGCTACGATGTAATCTGAAATGTTTAAATTTGCATTTGTTAAATAAATAACATCATCTGACCAAGTTACTGCTACATTTGTAGCATTGGTAACTGCGGTGCTATTAGAAACAATTTTGATGTTGCCTGAACCAATAGGCTGTGCGTTTTCAATCCAAGAAAACTCATTTTCATCAATTGCGGTACGGTTAGCCTTGGTGTTAAGACCTTTAAAAGCCTTAACGACTTGATACGATTTTTTCTGTTCGGCAGCAGCCATTTTTAGTATGGACTACTGTAGGCGCTAGGAATCCTGCGGGTAAATGTGCTGTTAAGCACAGATGCACCCTGCTTGCTGTATTCCTGCTTATAAATTTCCGCTTCCCCGTAACTTTGTTCGTAATACTTGGCTAAATACGCTGCGTAAAACTTGACCATTGTGTTGTATGGATCATTGATAGTGTCTGTAGTGTTTGGCGTATTTAATGACAATGGATTAGGCAATACTATGCAATCAATCTCAATTTGATAGATTTGATCTGGTACTGGACCTAAATAAATTTGCCCTTGACCATAAATGCTAAAGGCTAAAGGTCTGCCAATGTAGTTTTGCCAAAAACGCAATCGAGCATTAAAGTCTGTCCAGGCAAGATAATCCATCGGTACACGAGTGTTACCCCAATACAGATTGATATTGATAATGTCTAGAACTGTGTTGCCAGAGCTTGGTGACAATGGGGATGATCCCATTAATTGTGTCAAAGCTGCGTAGCTAATATTTTCACAATTACCCACATAAGTTAACTCTGCTGTGCCATCTGCAAAAGGAGCTGTTGGAGGGTAATTAGTGTAATTGTTTGTATTGTTGGCTGGATAAGGAGGTGCAGTAGAACCTGAAGTTCCAGCGGTAGTGTATTGATAAATAAATATATTTGAAAATACAAAGCTGTTTAAAGTAACGGCTGTGTTTGCTACCCAAGCAGTGGGATTGGTTGGCGTTACTCCACCAATGGTGGCTGTGGGTGCGACTTGGCATGGAGTTTGCGTAACAACAATTTCACGCAAGCATCCAGTATCTCTGACAGCTCTTTCTCTGGCAGAGTTAATATAATCGGTTAACTGCGAATCGCTATAAAAGTTTCCGTTAGCATCGTGCAGTAACCTACGGACTTCGGTAATGTAGGTGTTGAGTGTTGCCACTTGTTATTTTCCATAAGTCATGCTACAGCTTGAAGGACTTTTCCCCCGCCCTTCCTAGAGGTTGGGAGGGGTACTCTTTCCACCAACGGGGATAACGATTGGTTCTTGCTTGGTGGTTGATTGGAGATTTCCCACTGAGATAAAAGCTCCATGCCTTTTTCTAAGTCATTTTGGGAAATAATCCACCCTAACCTTGCCAAATAAGGCTCTTTGTTGTCATCTCCATAACCAAAAATGTGACGAGCTACATCTTCAGGAATCTCTACAGTTTCATCTTTAGGGAAACTATAGAACACTCCCGCAAAGCCATCTTTTAGCTTTTTGTCAGAACGATTGGTTACAAAGATATTTGACATTTAGAAACTCACTACATCGCCATAAACTGCAAAATTAACAGTGTTTGAATTGCCTGAAGCAGTGTTTACATTAACAAACAAGACCTGGGCAGTAGATCCACTAATAGCTGTATTAGCACTATAAGGAGCTGCTATTGCTAAATCTTGGTAACGACCTGCTGATACTAAATTGCTTAATACCACATTAGCAACAACGGCATTAGAAATATTGCCGTCATTGCTTGTAGTAATTGAAATATTAGCAAGTGATACATTGCCACTAGGATTGTTAGCAACAATTCTGCGAATAATAACGCTTCCAGAATTGTTTGCTGATCCACCATTTGTTAAGCCACCACTAAGTAAAGGCATTTCAACGCTAGTAACTGCTCCATTACCAGTAGTATTTAGCAATTGCGATACCACAATACCAACACGAGCATTGCCAAAACTATCTAAGTAAAAAGATCCTATTGCATTGGGATTAGCCATTACTTTTCTCCTTAAGTATTAAAAGTGCCAGCTACAGGAGAACCACCATTTACAGTCACAAGTTGCACTGTAGCGTTAGTAGTTGCCAATAATTGCACATTCACACCATCAGAAATTACCATGCCACCTGAATTAACTGGATACACATTTGACCATGTAGCCACATTAGAAGTGGAGTTGTAACTTGTAACAGTCTGAATGACCACATTGGATGTATTAACTATTAGATAAGTTCCAGCAGGTACTACATTTCCAAGGGTGGTTGCAGCGATGTTTGAAGCGTTTTGAAAATACGAACTTGGCGTATTTGCATAAGTACCTGCAATGAGGATTTTATTTAAACCGAGTGCCATGACTAATTCTCCTTAGATTGAAATAGAGTTATAGCCAGATACTCTGGTCATTGACTTAGGCTTGGTGCTTACTAATTCAGCAATCATCAAGACAGCGCCAACATAACCAATCTGCCAGTTAGGTAGAGTGGACTCAAATCCAGTAAATACAAACGAACCTTGATCGTGAATATACAAGCTCAAGTAGTTTGAGTTAATGAAATAAACAGTACCTTCTGGGCAGTATGGGTCTGGATAGATTGGAACACCAGCAACCATCAAAGCTCTAAATGCAGCTTGAGGTCCGTTGCTATCACTATCAAAACCATGTCCTGGCGTAATTACATATTGCTCTTGACCAACATAATCTTGGGCTAAGAGTGTCCATGTACCAAATCCGCAAACGCCAAAAGTTGGAACTTCAGCGCCATTCTTAACAGTACCCGAAATGTACTGGAGAATGTTTTGACGAGTTGGGTTTACTGAACCTGCGTTGTAAACCTTAGACTTCCACCATGTATAGGTAGTACGGTTGATGTTACCGTAGGTAGTCATGTTTGTACCATCATCAATAGCGCCTGGCAAGCCAATGAACTGTTGAGTGTTGGTGTAGTTGTTGTACAAGGCAGTAGCCATTGCATCCATCATTACATTGGTCGCATCGTTCATGCGTGCTTCGATCAATGGAATAATGGCGTAATCTTGCTGTACTGCACCTTCCATACCGAGAAACGGTACTGGAGCAATCATTAGCTTCAGATTAAATTCAGCATTGAAAGCACCCTGTTGTACTGAAGGCTGGTTAAAAGAACCAGAATAATCAGACCACTGAGCGTTAACAAACTGCGCACCTTGTACTGGTACGGTTACTTGGGATACACCGCCTGAAGCCTGTTGACTATTTGCAATCAACGCAGCCATCAATGGTGTGCTGTTATAAAGCTGTACTACCAGCTTGGGGATAAACGCTCTACGAGTTACATAAGTAAGCTCATTGTATTGGCTTGATCCTGATGCTGGGACTATTCCGCCACCTATTGGCATAATAATTCTCCGTTAAAAGTAAATATCCCCATTTACTGCTGTTTAAATACCTATTGGTCTTGTGTTTTTACGCAAGTCCTTTAGAGCTTGTGCTGCTTCATCTCTTGCACCCATTTGTGGGTTTTTCCAATACTTAGAAAGGTCAAACTTATTAAGGGCGCTAGAGCTATAACCCATTGCTGAGTTAGGAGTTGGTTCTGCTGCTTGGCGCATCCAATCAAAATACTCTGCTGCTGTTTCGTGATTGGTCATGCCTTTGTCGAGCATTAGCTTTTCGATTTGGTCAATTTCATTTGCAGGGCGATTTAATCTTGCTCTGCGCTTGTCGAGTTCTTCTCTAGCATCACGCTCACGCAATTTAGCCTCTAAACCCATAACCCGTTCTTCTGCTGCGGTCACCTTTTTATTGGTGTAGTCCTCAATATCAAGTTCAGGTATGGACAATTCAGGCTTGACCTGTTTAGTCATGCGTAAAAATTCTTTGCGTGTTGCAGGATTGTCAGCTAACTGCTTTGCCAACATAGCCAATTCATCACGCTGTTCTAAAGACATATCTTCTAAACTCATCTCTTATCCCCTTATTCGTTAGATGACTTTTTTGGTATCGCCTGGCTTAGACATAGACATCATGTTCTTGTAGCCAGCTTTAGGTGCAGAAGTTAAGCCACCAAACTCTGAGTAGCGTGGAGTATTGATAACTTGACCATTTTTCTGATTATTGTCAGTAGGTCTGCGTGGCATTGAAGCGCCACGAGGTTTAAAGAGTTCCATAATGATTCCTTACATTTGTGGAGTTGCGGAAGGCATACCACCTGGCATACCGCCACCAGGAGGAGGAGGAGGCATACCACCAGGAGGTGGCATACCGCCAGGTGACATACCTGGGATTTTCGGAGCTGCTTGCATTGCTTTGCCTTCAGCCGTTGCTCCACCAGCTTGAGGTAATGTCTGCAACATCTGCATGATCTCAGTAGGTTGCAATTCATTGGTTTTAGCTTTCTTAGCACCAATTAAGCCAGTCAATGTACGAATAGCGCCAAGAACTTTTTGTCCTTCAGGTGATTCGCTTCCAAAAGCTGGAAGGACCTGCTCAAGCAAATCCATAGCCATTGAAATGTTAATTAGTCCAGCTTCACGATTACCCATCTTAGGTTCTGGAGTGGACATTGGTGAAGCCATTGGTGGAGCTGAAGTGTCGGACATCCCCGTTACGCCTTCAGGCGCTGGTGGAATCCCAGAAGGAGTAGCTCCATCTTTCTGAGATTTAATCATTTGCATTAGTTGTTCTGATGGTACGCCCATAAATTTTCCCTATCAATTTACTTCGTATCGTAATCTTAATCTATTGAAAGTCAAGTGGGGGGATATATTTTGCTTCCCTCCCCCCAGGGAGGGTATTCGGTCTGACCGAAATAATCTTTAGAGGGTTTTAGCCCTCATCCGATTATTTGCGAGCTTTACGACCTTTGCGTGATTTGCGTGCCATGAGATTATCTCCTTAAGCATACGGTCACCTATTTTAAGGGTAAGGCAGCCACAACCCTTTTTCCCGTGAAGGAGAAACTGTTACCGCCTTGACTTGCGGGATTTCTTGTAACTTTTACGCATGGTATCTCTCCAATTAGCTTATCCCCTAACTGAACGACCTAGATCCCTTGTTTTAGCAGATCTATCTAAACTTTTTACACCTTGTACACGATACTGCAAATTCGCAGGTTTCTCACCTCTTTTTAGAGATTCTGTTGTCACCCTTGGCTGATCTGCCTTTGGTTGTACATTTTTAGTTGCCATTAGCCTACCTCTGGTTCTTTCTTGCCTTTAGGAGCTGGAGCTTGCTGTTTCTTTTCAGGATTTTCAGCTTGCTCTTTTTCTTTACGCTTGAGTTTATCTTTTAACAATTGTTTCATCGGTGGTTCTAATAAGTCAAGTAATGATTCTTTATCAATAGCTTGAGCTTTAAACAGATTAAATGCAAGGGTTTTTAGATCCTCTGTAAAGATTGGGCTATTGCTATGCGCATCAACCTTAACTACATAATCCTTAGTAAATTGCTCTGGAATAAACGGTACATCTTCCGTATCCCTAAAATGGGTGTTGTCATATACTTGCATGAGCTTAAGGTACAGCGTAGCTACCTTTTCCAAGCTATCTTCCACAATCAATGCACGCTTTTTAGCTCTTGAAGAACCAAGTCTTGCTAATTGGCTTGCATGACCTTGTGAACGAACCCCAGATTCACCTTTTCCTGATAACACATTGGATATTCCCGATACTTCGGCAAACATATTATCAATTTCGTGAATAACCTCAAATAAATCAGGTGGCATATTCGGTGCAAGGCGATCTGCCTTTGCATTAGGCATATCACTAGACAAAAGACCGCCAGCTCGGTTAAGAGCAAAGTTTTTCTCATCTAAGATGCCAGTAAAGCCCGTCAACGCTGTTGGTGGGTTTACTTGCTTAGATAACAAGTCCAATATTTCAGTCATACGGGTATTGCGAAGTTCTTGAAGCAACAATAATTGTTGTACTTCAGATGCACCCCAGAAATAATCGTATAAAGGGTTAGGAGCAATCTGAATGAAAGGACACTCACCCTTTAAGAATAAGGATGCGCCAGGTCTGTCATAAATAATGACATTAGGAGCTGCCATCGTAACTACCTGATAATCCTCAGTGTCATCGTTCCAACACCACAATTCAGTCATCTCAACGGTATCTTCAGCTACTCTAGCCTTGTAACGGTTCATGCCGTACAAGTCCATATTCACATTACCGTAGATGGTAGGATTGGTTTGGCTCATTACAATACGGTTTACAGCCTCTGGAATGTCCGATTCAGATACTTTTGTACCTGTCGAAAGCCTTGAAACTATAGATTCCCGCTTGGGATGTGAATACAGACGGGCATATAGCTCCGACTTGGTAATGTAGTAAGTTTGTACAATGGCTTCTTGCCTGTCTGTATAGGGTGTGTCCTCCCGCAAAACGCCAATAGCAGAAGGTTCAATCATGTACGGATGAATACCGTTGTTGTAAACCAACTTAACAAAGGTAGTGTTGTACACCAAAGCCCATGTTAATGCGGTAGAAAACACTTGGTCGGCATTAGAATTAAGCCACTCATCATTTAATGCTTGAGTTAATGCGGGTGTTTTACGGTGTTCGTTAACTGGTGCTGATGCGCCAAGGGCAATTGAGAACCTAGTTGTTTCAGCAGAATACAAAAAGCTAGTAAGCTGATCTAGGTGTGGGTGTATTTTATTGAAATACGCAGGAGGCGATTCAGGTCCAGCTCCAAAAAGATAATAAGCTCGGAGTGTCGTGTAGTCACCCCTTCTTTCTTCTTTAGACACCATACACTTATTGATGATGTCTAAGTAAAAATCCTCACGACTTTCTCCATTTGGAATTTTCATTTTTTAATCTGTAAGTTTTGTGGATCTCTCATTGTAGCTCTAGGATCTATTACTGGACCAGATTTAATTCCTGCTTGGCTTGGTGAAAAACCAGTGGCTTCCGCTTCTTTGCCTAATGATGGTCCGACAGGTTGAGAGAAACGACCTGACAAAATAGATTGCATATTCATGCCTTGCGCACCGCCACCCCAGACCGCTGCATCCCCTGGGCGGGCTTCCCTTTGGGCTTCTGGGGCAGGGGTTTGTTTGATTTTGTCTTTGTTGACACCTCTTTTACGGGTAGCGTATTTTTCAGCTTGCTCGTATTCTTTTTCGGTAAACTTGTTTTTCTTGGTAAGGAAGTTTTCTTGGTGCTCGCCTTCTCTTGTGGATTTGATGTTTGACATTCCAAATTCCATAGCGAGTTGCTTGAGGTTTTTATCTGCTGCCTTGGTTTTAGCACCCATGAGGCTCGGAGCTTGCAAAAATACGACCATAACTTGTTCATGGCAATCCTTCATTGGAC